TGATGGTAGGTAAGACCGAAAGAACACTTAAAAGAAACGTTATTGACGTTTTAGGCGAGTTAATGGACGGTTCGGGCAGTTTAATTACACGAACTGGTAGTGGAGAGATACAAATAGGCAACAGAACTATCTATATCGTAGGTGCTAATGACGAGAGAGCTGAAGCAAAGATACGAGGGCTTACACTTGCTGGAGCTTATGGAGACGAAGTAACACTATGGGCTGAATCATTTTTTAATATGCTTTTATCTCGATTACGTGTACAGAACGCACAAATGTTCTTAACAACTAACCCCGATAGTCCAAACCACTGGTTAAAGAAGAAGTTTTTAGATAGAGAAGATGAACTTGACATAAAGAACTTTGCTTTTGAATTAGACGATAATCATACACTTGACCCTAAGTATGTAACGTCACTTAAGGCAGAGTACAGTCCAGCATCTAGTTTATGGTATAGAAGATTTATTAATGGCGAATGGGTAATGGCAGAAGGCGCTGTTTATGATTGTTTTGATAGATTACATAATGTTGTTAATGAGCTGCCAAAGATGAGAGAGTACTGGGTAGGCATTGACTATGGCACAACTAATCCGTTTACCGCTATTCTTATAGGCGAAGGGGAAGACGATAAGTTATATGCAGTCAAAGAATATTATTATGATTCTAAAAAAGGTCAAAGACAACTATCAGATGCAGAATACTCAAGGGAACTTACTAAGTTTTTAGATGGTTATGACGTAAGACGTATTTTTGTTGACCCTTCTGCTGCTAGTTTTATTACACAGCTGTGGAGAGATAATCATTTAGGTGTATCAAAAGCGAACAACAATGTACAAGATGGTATTAGAATAGTATACAACTTATTAGGAAGTCGTAAGCTGCAAGTTCATAACAGCTGTACTAACTTAATCGAAGAGATTGAGTCGTATGTTTGGGATGTCAAGCAACAGGAAAAAGGCGAAGATAAACCTTTAAAACGTAATGACCATGCAGTAGATGCGCTAAGATATGCAATGATAAGTTTAGGCGCTATATGGCGACATTGGATTACAAGGAGTGAGTGAACAGATGCCAAAGAAAAAAGGTTATCCTAAAGCACAGAAGGCAAAGAAAAAAGGAATGCCTAAAAAAAAGAAAAAATATTAAATGTTAAATCTACCCGCTAACGGGTCGGCTTATCCGCCCGAAAACCACAAACAAATATTTAGGGTTTATCAAGAACATTCTGCATGGCATGCGGGAGACCCAGCAATACTTAGAAAGACGTATGCTGACGTGCCACAAGATTATAGACCAAGACGTTATATGTTTTGGACACGCAAAGGCGCAACAGAGCTACAAACAGACAGACATCAGATACACGTTCCTTTAGCTGGAGACATAGCACAAACAAGTGCTGACTTATTATTTTCTGAACCACCTAACTTTGTTATACAAGATGAAGAAGCATCAGACCAAGACACAATAAACACACAAGATGCACTAAACGATTTAATAGATTACTGCGGGCTTAAAAATAAACTACTAGAAGCTGGCGAGACATCATCAGCAATGGGTGGTGTATTTTTAAGATTAGTTTGGGATAGTAGATTTATGGATTCTCCAAAGATACAAGTAGTTAACCCCGACAGGGCAATTGCAACGTTTATGTATGGAGAGTTAGTAGCCGTTGGTTACGTCAGTGAGTATGAACCAGTTGATGGACAAGGTGTATATCGTCATATAGAACATCACGAAGACGGATTAATACATCATGCACTTTATCATGGCACTAAGACAAATATCGGTACAAGAGTTGAACTTAGTAAATTAGCAGAGACTTCTGACTTAGAAGAAGAAGTAGTTTTACCATTTAACGGGCTTGCTTCTGTTTATGTACCTAATCAAAGACCACTAAGAAGATTAAAAGGTTACGAATATGGTCGTTCTGACTATGACGGTATAGAAGGTTTATTTGACGCTATTGATGAATCGTACACATCATGGATGAGAGACATTAGACTTGGTAAATCAAGAATAGTTGTACCTACAGAATATTTAGAGAGAAGAGGTCGTGGAAGAGGTACTACTTTTGACATTGATGCAGAAGTATTTACTGGACTAGAAATAGACCCTAACGGAGAATCTAAAGGAATACAGCCCGTCCAATTCGATATAAGGGATGCAGCACACAAGAACACCGTGATGGAACTTATAGATAGAGCAGTCACAGCTGCTGGTTACAGTCCACAGTCATTCGGCATAAATATAGAAGGTAGAGCAGAGAGCGGTACAGCACTTAAACTACGTGAAAGAAAATCATTTACAACACAAGGTAAAAAACAAAGATACTACACACCACCATTACAAGATATACTTTATAAATTACAACTTATTGATGTAGAGATATTTAGTAAACAATACAAACCATTAAAATTACGTATTGAATGGCAAGATGCAGTACAACAAGATGTTAGAGAATCTGCAACAGTAATTGAATCACTACACAGAGCGCAAGCTGCATCATTAGATACAAAAGTTAGATTGCTTAACCCCGAACTATCTGAAGAAGAAGTAGAACAAGAAGTACTTAAGATTGCAACTAATTTTAACTTGTCTGACCAAAACGTATCTGATGTTCTAGACTTACCATGATATGGCTTATGACCCAGTTAATAATGAACAGCTAGTCGAATCGCAAGCTGAAGTATTCAGAGACATCTCTGAATTTTTAACAGAGCTTACAGCCAATGAAGTACTAGATGGCAATACAAATGCAGAATATTTATCTTCTGTAGAGTCATGGCTACAATTTAAACAAAAGTCATATAAAAAACTATTTGAAGAAGCAACAAAACAAGCTGACAAAGCTATTGCTGCAATACCAACATCGATAACTAATGCAGTAGAAATTGCTTACTCTATTGGAGAGCAGACAGCAGCAGCAGAATTACTTGCAGCAGGTATTACGCCCGATGTAAGTGGTGGATTCCAAACATTATCACAATATGCACTAGATGGTTTAATGGATGCTGCAATTAATCGTATGGGTAACCGAGTTAACAAGCTAAATATAGTTAACGGCGTACAAGATGCCTTTAGAGAAGCTACAGAGTCCGCAGCGGCGCTAGTTTTAGGCGGTGGGGCAACATTAGAGGATGCTACAGAAATAGCTGTTAACAGCTTATTAGATAAAGGTTTAAAGACTATAAATGTCGGCAATAGGAAGATGGCGATAGATGCTTACGCTGAAACGTCAATCAGAACTATTGCTGGTAATGCACAAGTACAAGGTTCTATAGATAGATATGAAGATGCAGACCAATATCTTAGTTTTGTAACTGACAGTCCGATGGAATGTGATTTATGCAGACCATACGAAGGCAAAGTAATACGAACTACTAATGACTTAGAAAAGTTACCACCTAAATTTCACGAAGTGCCTAGTTTAGATACTGCAAAAGCTGATGGTTTATTTCATCCTAACTGCACACATTCATTGCAGGTATATATTGATGGCTACCCCGAACCACCGACAGATACAGATGACAGTGTTAATGGAGATAGGCGCAGTAAGATACGTAGATTACAAAAGCTAGAAAAAACTAACAGATTAAAAGAAAAGATATACAGAGAGAATGGCAGCAAGAATCGTGCAGCTGGCGCAAAGAAAAGAGCTGCAAAATATAAAGCAGAACGTAGAAGATTAGAAAACTTGCTTGAACGTAACTCATTAGGCTGGTTTACTGGAGAACAGAGACTAAGACGTTTAGCTGAATCTGTTAATATACCAGTAGAAGTACTTGACCAAGCAAAAGGTAACTTACCGCAGCTAAACAAGTTAGTTAATCAAGCTGGCGGCTTTACAGGAATAGACCCTAGACTTATTAGCCCACAAGTTAGAGCAGATGTAGCAGCAGTACTTGAACCACCAAATATAAAAGATTACGGTGTAGATAGTTTTGACAAGTTAACAGTACAGCAGCAAAAAGATTTACGATATGCTTTTTATAAATTCTATGAAGCTGATGTTGGTGTAATGAACTATTTAGAAGATAATGCTAATTTTCATGCACCGCCGCCATTACCAAAAGATATAAAAAGCAAACAAGACATAATTAACCACAACTTGTCAAGAGGTGGTTCTAAACATTACCGCAATAAGTATGGTAAGTATGAATGGGATAATCAAAAGGGTAAACCAGTCATTGCATGGGAAGATGATTTAAAACAAGAATGGCAAAAGACTATCGATAGGAAAATACTAGAACAAAAAGCAGCAGGAGCTAGAACAGATGGTCAACAAGTTATTGCTGGTGGTCTTCCGTCATCGGGTAAAACATTTACATTAGCTAATAAAGGTAAAGTCGATTCTATAAGAACATACAACTTAGATGACTATGTCATATTAAACACTGACGACTTTAAGACAGAAATTATTATAAGAGATTATGCAAGTAAAATTGATAAAAACATAGATAAGAAAATGTCTGAATTGTTTATTGCAGCAGATGCAACAGCAGCAGGTTCAAAATTAGAAAAAAGCCATCCATTGTATAAACTTATAAATGCAACACACCCCGATATAGCTAAAGATATTTTGAACAAAGAATTTAGTAAAGATATTTTGACTGAAGTACGTGAAGCTATTGTATCAAGAACACCTATTGGCAATACAGGTTTATTTGGATTTGAAGCTGCAAACATAATACACAGTGAATCATCCGCAATGCTTAAGGTAGCAACTGATGAAGTAGGTAGAGAAAGATTAAACATTATACATGACGTTACATTAGGTTCAACAAGACCTATAGAAGCTGCAACTAAATTAATTGAAAAAAATAACTATGCAAAAGCAGATGTTATGTTTATAAACTTTACTAAAGAACAAGCAGTTGATTCTGTAGTTGACAGATACATAAAAGGAAACTTTAACAATGTACTTACAACAGGTAGAGGTGGTCGTTATGTTACTAAACAAGTATTAGATGGTATGACTAAAACTATAAACAAAACTGACAGTGCAGGTAAGCAGCTGCGTGAAAAAACTTTAGATTTACTTGGTAGAGAAGCAATGGCTGATAACGAAGGATTCTTAGTAGATTTACTAGAGTCAGACATCATATCAGAAGATTTAGAAGATATACAGATAATTAACAGGTACAGCGAAATAGACCCGTCTACTGGACAAGCAATACCACAACGTATTGACCTTGAATTTAAAGATGGCAAGATAGTCGCTAAAAGAGCTGCTAAAGGAGCTGACGGACTAAAGGTTAAAAAGACTAAAGCAACGCAAAAGGTTGTGAGAAAAAACAATGTACCTACAGATAGGCTTGATGAAATGATAGATTATCAAACAAATGCAGATGGTTCTGTTAACCAAGCTTACCTTGCAAAAATAGAAGCTAGAAAAGCATTATTTAATAGTCAAGGCTTGAAACCCGATGATGCACCATTATATATAATTGCTGAACAGCAAGGCTTTACTGGTAAACCAAAAACATTACCTACAATGGCAGCGTTACAAAAACAAGGTTCAAGAAGTGATTATCAAGATATTAACATTGTTAATAACAAACTAGAAAATGATGTTGTTGTACTACGTGGATTATCTGACCAAGTTGATGTTACAAGTGAACGAGTCGCACAACGTACAAAAACAGCAGCTGCTAAACGACTAGATTATATATCTAATGGATTTGCACCTAGTAACAACGTGCCGTATGTTGAAGAAAGCGGACTTGTATTTTATAAATCAGAAGATTATGTAAAAGAATTAAAAAAACACATAAGTAACCAAAACATCGTGGGCTTCGAGATAGAACTTATAGATGCAGATGCGCTTGATGAAGCATTCGAACGCTTTGGCGTATTAAATGACTCTGATTACAATAAGAAATTTATAATGCCACCGAAGGGTTACATAGAACAATCTATGTTTAGTCATCCTATGTTTAGAGATATATATGATGATGTGCTGTTTGAATTAGAACTTGGTGTACAAGAAGTTAAACGCGCACCAATACTTAAGACTGGACTTCAAATGCACGAAGAATTTATCGATGGAGAGTTCTATGCAGGTTTCGGAGTTTATGGACAGGGAACATATACCGATATAGATATATCTGTTGCTGTACAATATGCAAACCAATTTGGCGAATCAGAAGGCTACGGAGAAGGTGGCGTAGTACAGGCAATACTATTACCAAAAGGTATAAGAATGCCGAGTAACGAAGTATTGGAAAAAGTAGCTAAAGAAGCGCATGAAGCAAGGATGGGTTATTACAACAAATTTGAAATGAAGGGTAGATATAGCGCTAATAATACTAGAATGTATAGAGAAGCAAATGCCCTAGTAGAAGTTGACATTGGTCGGCGTTTAACTGCAATGGGTTATCAAGCATACCCCGTTAAACCTTTAGACGGTAGCAAAAATCATGTTGTTATACTAGATAGAACAGCAGTAACTGTTGCAGAAGCACCAGTTTATATAGACGGAAAGTTAAATAGTTAAATGAAAGTTAGCGCAATGACTAGCAGGCGTTTGGCACGCTTAATACAAACTCTGCCACCCGATGCTATGCAAGAATACATGATGCATATATCCAATGGTGGAGATAGAGAAGCGTGGCTATTGCAATACGAAATAAAACTAAGAGAAAGAATAGATAAAAAATATGAGCTTTAAAACAGCGTTAGTGTTAGAAATAGCACTAGATAATTGGGAAGAAAAGAAAACAAAAGATAATTGGGATAAAGTTTTAGCAGCTGGCACTAAACATACTTTTACAGATACAGAGACTGACGAAT